GCGGTAATAAAAAGTCATTTGGTTTTGGTTTTAGTTTGGTTTACGTTAATTTATTTGCACTAAAGGTAAACCTTCTTTAGTGTTTGGTTTATAGTATATTATTACTTGTTTTTTTTATTTTTTAATATATTAGTAAAAGCTATCTTCAAATCTTCCATTATGCTATTGCTAAATAGATTCCTGTTCCACTTGTTGCATTATTTCCTGTTGAACCATAATTTAATACAACTGTATTGCCTACAAATTGAACCTGTTGACTTGTTGATTCAACAGCAGATAAATCAGGGTATAATCTTGCTTTATAATTGCCTCCTGCTGACCTTAAATCATCTGCAATAACCCAAGATGCAGCTCTTGTAGCTTCCTTATACAAGAAAAATCTTGGAGCAAATCCAACATCAACCGTTAATGCACTACCATTCATTGTATAACTCCCTATCTTCTGATTATCAGTTGAATGGAAGCAGTAGGCGATGTAATCCTCATTATTAGGAGAGTTTACTGGAGAGGTTGCACCAATCGTAAACGAGTTTTCAGTAGGTTCTGTATTATTCCAATAAGCCGAAGAGGTCGTAGCGGCTGAAGTTTCGTTTAAAGACAAAAATTTAGTTGCTCCAGTAGCTGAATGATATACCGCCCACTTATCCGAGTCATCTCTATTTTTAACTATAATCATTTCAGCAGCAGAGTCGAGTCCAGTTCCTACAGTTGCTCCTGCAGTTCCATTACTGTTATAAGAAACAACACTAAATCCAGCAGCAGGATTCGCACTAACTATACTTGTAATACTACCTTCTTGGTTTATAGTAGAGTCGTTAGATGCTTTCCAACACCAAGCTACGTATTGAGCCGCCCCAGAATATAAACCACCAACCGCTCCGTTTACATTATAATTCCCTGCTGTATTATCCACAAGTGTGAATCCATCTGAATTAAATGCAGTAACATTAAACCCCGACTCAAGAACTTCAGCTGATGTATAGCTTGGTCTTATACGTCTTGATATACCTCTGACAGAATCAACTATTGTATGGTCTTGACTTGATGTGCTTCTGCCTTTTATCCACACCAAATCAGGTTCAAATCCCAATCCAGTTACAGCTTGAGTACCACCATTACCTGTATAAGTAACTACGTTAAAACTATTAGCTAACTCTGGTTCTGGTTGTACGTTCTCTTCAGCTATTGCCATAAAGATAAACTTTTGACCAGCGTTGTTATATCTATCCGTTGTTAATCTAAAGCCATTTTGTAAAAAATCTGGAGTGTTTTCAATTCTTTCAAAATCTGAATTATTTGCGTTTAACTCTCCATCTGGTCTTTTGTTGTCAACTAATTCCCAAGGGAAAGCTATATCTACAGCTCTAAACAACATAAAAGCAGGTCTAAATCCTGTTACAATAGAATTACCCACTGTTCCAGTTCCAACGTAAGAACCTATTTTAGAGTATCCCTCTACTGAATGGAACGCGTAGGCGATGTAATCCTCAGAACCGCCGTCCGCGTTTGTAAAAGTCGTTGAAGTGATGGGCGTTAAAGTTCCATTGCCCCAAGTTGCTAAAGCACCTGTTGTATTAAGTCTTAAAAAAGTTCCGTCACCTAAATTTGGAGTCCAAACCAACCAATCACCTGTTGTAGAATATCTTTTCATAATAATTAATTCTGGTGTAGCGGATAATCCGTGTCCTACACTTCCATATAAATTAGATGATGAGTTCCATTTCACAACACTAAACCCTGCATCTACATTAGCTGATACTTGACTGTCTATTGTACCTTCTTCGTTTAGTACGTCATCCCCTCCTGCTTTCCAGTTCCAAGCTACAAAATCTTCTCCGTTTTTGTTTACTAAATTATTAGCATTCCAAGGGCTTCTTGGTTGTACACTAAATCCATCTGTAATAAATGCACTCATAGGGGCAGCTGATGTCCATCCTTCTGCACCCGTTGTATCTGAAGATAATACTTTAGAACTTCCCGCACCCCTTACGGAATCAAATATAGCGTGTTCAAAATTGCCATTATCCCTATCCTTTATCCAAACAAAATCAGGGTCAAATCCAACACCTGTTATATCGCGAGTATAAGATGTATTTGTATCATCACCAGTATATAAAGCAGTATTAAAATGGTCTGTAGGCACAATAGTAGGAATACACTGTACTTCGTTATAAAGTGTAGTTACTTCGTTTGCTGTTATTGCTCTGTCGAATATGCGTACTTGGTCTATTTTGCCTTTTGCATAACCTCCTCCATTAACTCCTCCTATGCCAAAAGTAGTATAAGCGCCAATAGATGCACTTGATGTATTAGAAGTTCCCTCTGCCTCTAAACTTCCATTTACATAAATTTTTACTGCATTTGAAGTTGTTGTTCCATCCCAAATTACGGATACATTATGCCAATCGGTATTTGAGTAAGCTGTTGTCCCCGAAAAGTTAGCTGCTAATGCAGTAACTCCTTTAAGAATTACCACGCCAAAAGTACCTGTGCTCCCTGTATATGCAACTGAAATTCCCTTACTTGCGGTAGCAACCCCGCTTCCAATAATATATTGTACACTTGTTGCTCCACTTGGATTATACCAAAAGGAAAAAGAGGTTGCACCATTTGGTATTACTTGATTTGTATTCGTAATTTTACTACTACTCCCATTAAACTCCCCTGCATTACCAAACTTACCTGCTACGTTGAAATTAACATTAGTAGCTGTCCCATCATAAGAACCTGTTTCGTCTGTAGCATCATTCATTTTATAATATGCTACACAAGAAGTATCTCCTAATATTTGAACTGTATCTGTTGTACAAGCTGCTCCCGCGCTATTTGATTTAATTAATCTATCTCCAAACATATTGTTAGATTATAGGATCTGGTTGTGGGTTAAAATTAAATGTATATCTTAATACTTCTTCTACGGTAGCCAATGCAGCAACTTCTAATTCAAAAGAATCTGATTTAGTAATTACATCTGCTCTTTCAGTTTTAATAGAATCTGGTATTACTATAGCTCTTTCAGCTAGCCTTGTAACATACCAATCTGTAGGTTTTAACAATTCCCCTGCTTTAGCTTTAATTTGTGTTTTAATATCTGATTTTAGTTTGTCAATATCATATACTGGAAGTGTTTCCCCTGTCGGTTCCATATCCTCTCCAATTACCTCATAAGTGGCATTAAAATCAATATCAATTACAGGATAAGTAAATATTTTTTTTTCGCTATCAAACTCAATAGAACCTAATTTTTGACTTATACTATCGTAGCTTGGTTTAACAACATCATAAAAACCTTCGGCTTCTATAATATCTTTACTTGCCTTATCGAAAGCTGTATAATACTTTGTTGCACTTTTATAGGTTTTAGGTAACCTCCTCCAAGTACTAATACTCCCATTAAAATCTTTTGCTTTCATATTTTATATACTTTGTGATATTGATAAGAAAAATGTATTTGGTGCAATACAAACAATTTGTATAAAGTTTGCAGCTCCTGCAGTGTTACTATATGTACCCGCTATTGTGGTTATAGTGTTAGTTGTTATATCAAATGTAAGAGATGAAGTACCCCCGGAATCAGTAACAATTAAATCTTTAGTATCACCAATTTGCGCATTTGTGAAGTTTATATCCACAGCAATACTAGATGTCATTGTAAACACCTGAGCAGCTGTGAAATCCATATCTACATCAGCAGCAGGAGTTAATGCAGTAGATGTTGTAAATTGATCACCTAATACACCGTATTTTATTTTAGTTAATGCCATTTTTTATGTATTATTTGTTATTAATTCCCAAGACAACGTGTCTTCATTCCAAGAATAAGTTTTACCGTCTGTTGGGTAAGGTGTCGGAGGTTGCCAATCAAAATTTGAATCTAATGTCCAAGAATCAAATGGTTGTGGTACAATAAAAACATCATTTGTTGAATCATAAGTATATCCAAAACCTGCAAATTGTTTTCTTATATTTCCATTGTATGAAGTTTGAACCCAAGTTGCACTTCCAAATAAAGAATTTAAAAATGTTTTTCCTTTGTATTCAGATTCAGTATTGTCAGCCTTTAGAATAACTTCATTATTTACAACAACCACTTGTGTAACAATATTGTTTGAATCTAATTTTGCAAAATGTGCCATATTAATGTGTGTAAGAACCGCTTCCGGTAAATTTTAATATTGTGTCTGTTCCGTCTGTTGTTACGGTTGGACTTCCGCTTGTTGTTCCCGAATATTCCGAAGTTGGCATTCTTAAAATCACAATTCCAGAACCTCCAGTTCCTCCGGGCGTTTGGCCGTTACTGTTTCCACCACCACCACCGCCTCCGGTGTTTGCGACACCTGTGGGGTTAGAAGTAGGATAAAAATATGTTGCACCTTGTCCGCCTCCACCTGCACCACCTGATGCCCTTACACTTGAACCCTGCGATGAACCACCACCACCACCTGCGTATGTAACTGGAGAACCGGTAATTGAAACCGCTAATCCATCACCTCCATCACCTGCCTTGGAATTTCTGATTCCATCTTGACCGGCAGCCGAAGCACCACCTCCACCACCAGAAGCGACTATTCCGCCTCCACCTGCACCATCACCACCGTTAGAACCTTGCCCGGGAGTTCCTAATGCACCCCAACCACCGGATTTTTGAGTTCCTACGCCTAAACCACCACCAGAACCTCCGGTTGGTACTACTGAGTTCATACCCCCTCCAGAACCACCAAGACTTGTAATTGTGGTTATATCAGAACCGGAAATTAATGAATTATAACCACTTGAACCTGCACCTGATGAAGGAGTAGCACCACCGGCACCGACGGTAATTGTATAAGTTGTTCCGCTTGAAAATTGTAATGGTGTTTCTGCGGATGAATTGCCGCCAGAAGTTGAACCGTACGATGTACGCAAACCACCGGCACCGGCACCGGCAGCACCATAACCCCTTCCGCCGCCTCCACCGGCTGCTACTACTAAATAAAATATGTCAGCACCTGCTGCTCCTGCAATACCTCCAAAAACTAATCCTTGTCCAAACATACTATGTTGCTATTTGTGAAATTGAATACCAAAATTCAGTTGCGCTTACGCACATTATTTGTATAAAATTTTTTAATGCAGCAGTATCATCGTATTCCCCAGCAATCAAATTAAATGTGCCTGCAGCACCGCCTACTGTATAAGATATGGTGTTAGTAGCTCCAGCGCCTGTTATTACAATTACTTTAGAAATACCCACAACAGGATTTATTATATTTAATGTTGTATTCTGATCTGGTGTTAATGAAAATACTTGAGCCTCATTAAAATTAACATCAATTGTAGCGGCTGCCGTTAAAGAATGTGAGGATGTAAATTCTGAGCCAACCTTAGTATGTGTTATAGCATCGTCGGCTATATTGTTTGTATGTACTCCTCCAGCTGCTATTAATTCATTTGTTACTTGTGTTAATGCCATAATTAAGGTTTTACAGGTTTAGTTTCTGGAAAGGCATCTGTTGATGGCCAGTCTCTTAATTCTTGTCGGTAAGTTAAAGTTGCCGATTGGTCAGGATGGTCAGTTAATGGAACTATATAATCTGTTGATTTTAGTTCATTATCTCTCCAAGCTTTTGCTTTAGCTTCTATTTCTTCTTGGCTTTTTACAGGGTGACTCCAGCCATTTGTTTCGCTGT